AGATTATAGTGTTATATTTAATATTGCTATTGATAGTGATAATAATCGTTGGGTACTCCCGTATTATAGACAGAGAGCTACTCCCTTAGATTTAGCTGATGCTATCATAAATAATTTTAAAACTTACAAAAGTTCTAAGACTAGGATAGAATCTGTAGGTTATCAGGAAATGTTACGTCAATACATTAAAGAGAAAGCAGAAGAGATGGGTATGTTTATACCAGGATTAGAGATTAAAGAGAATCCTAGAACTAGAAAATCTTATAGATTAGAGAGTTTGCAACCTATATTTGCTAATAAAAAAGTATTTATAAAAAAAGAAATGCAGGCTTTAGTAGATGAGCTGACTCTTTATCCTAGAGGTAAGCATGATGATTTATTAGATGGGTTCTATTATGCTAATAAAAATTGTTATAAACCTGCACATACAGCTGAAAGTGTATATGTTGAGGAAGATACGTATTTATTGGGTCCAAGAAAAAGTTGGAAAACTTTATAAAAAAGACTTGACAAGTAAATATAATTGATGTTAAATTACTGATAAAATTTAAATGGATTACGACAAAGATAAATACAAGTTAGATCTTAAGGATATTTTATCTAATTTGCAAGTAAAAATTCCAGAGGGATACATTGAGGTAAAAGTTGCCAAAGACAATACAAAAGAAGACATCAAAGACAAGAAAGCAAAACAAGAAAGACAATAAAACTGTTTTTGGTTTTGATAATGGAAGAATAGATGCATATACTATCCCTGAAGAAGTAGAACTAACAAGAGAACTATTTACAGAATATAAAAGCTCAAGAGAACTTTGGGCACAAAAATTTCAAGAATCATTAGAGTTTAGAGCTGGAGCTCAGTGGACTAACGAAGAACAAGAAGTATTAGAGTCTCGTGGTCAAGCACCAATCGTAGTAAATCGTATTCATCCTATCGTAGAAACAGCTAAATCTTTACTTACTTACAATTCACCACAATTTAGAGCAACAGCTAGAGAAGACTCAGATAGAGATACTGCAAAAGTATTTTCTGATTTATTTCAATATATATGGCAGACATCTAGTGGCGATGAAGAGTTAAAAAGAATTATAGATGATTATTATGTTGGTGGTATGGGAGTTATGCAGGTATTCCAAGATCCTCAAGCTGACTTAGGTAAAGGGGAAGTTTGTTTAAAATCAATTAATCCTTTAGATGTTTACATAGATCCTAACTCAAAAGATATATATGCTAGAGATGCTGCACATATTTTAGTGTGTAAGTACATGACAGATGAATATGCAGAGTTAGTATATCCTGACTATATGGATATTATAGAGCAGGCAAATCCAGAACCTGACAATGATGATGATTATCCTGTAACAAATTTGGCAGCAACAGAAGGGCAAATGTTTTTTGGTGACGATGATACTACAATACACAATAAAAGAAAGTATACAGAACGTTACACAAAAACAATTATGCCTTATTACAATATTTATGAACCTTTTTCTCAAAGAGAGTTTTTGTTTACACCTTCAGAATATAGCAAATATTTAAACAAAAGTTATATTAAGGTAAGAAAAATTACAGGAGAAGAAGTAATTGTGTTTGAAGATGAGTCTGTATCTCAACTTTATGACATATTAATAGAAACAGGTGGAGTATTTCATTTTGAATTACCAGATCCAGAAATAGGTCCCGATGGTAGAATTATACCTAAACCTCCAGTAAGGGTAAATGGTAGAGAAGACGAAGATGGTATACCAGGTAGTACAACTACATTAATACCTGTTTCTGTAGAAGAATTAATTGGTATGGAACAAATAAATGCTAATGCAATACAAAAAGCATGTATTGAGTTAGTTGTTAGTGTTGGAGATCATTTATTATATAAAAGAATGTTACCGACAGAAGATTATCCTATTATTCCATTAATGAATGTACATCATCGTAATCCATATCCAGAATCTGATGTAAGACTATATAGACCTTTACAGGAATATATAAATAAAATACGTTCATTAATTATAGCTCATGCTAGTACTAGTACTAATGTTAAACTACTAATACCAAGAGGTTCTGCTGATCTTAATCAGATAGAACAAGAATGGAGTAAAGCTGGTACTAGCGTTATTGAGTTTGATGCTGAGTTAGGTGCACCGATTGTTGCTGGCCCAGTCCCACTACCAAATGAACTGTATAAGAATGAAGCTGATGCTAAATATGATTTAGAATATGGCTTTGGTATTTTTGAGTTGATGCAGGGTAGTGGTAAAAGTGCACCATCAACATATAGAGGAACACTAGTAGTAGATGAATTTGGTCAGCGTAGAATTAAATCAAGAAGAGATGATATAGAGAAATTTTTAAATCAATGTGCTAAAGTTGCTATACCTTTGATTCAACAAATATATACAGAAGAAAAAGTTATTCGTCTTTTACAACCTAATGGTTTAGAAAAAGAAGAAATGATTAATGTATTTAAAGAAATGGAAGATGGCACAGTAGTCAAGTTTCATGATGTGGGTGTAGGAAGATATGATTTAGTTGTTGTATCTGGTTCTACATTGCCTACAAATAGAATGGCACTATTAAATACATACATGCAAATGTTCCAAATGGGATTAATAGATCAAACAGAAGTATTAAAGAAGACAGAACTTGTAGATATAGAAGGAGTAATGCAACGTTCTGGACAAATGCAACAAATGGCACAACAAATACAGATGTTACAAGAAGAATTGAAGAAGACTCGTGGAGATCTTCAAACTGCTGAACGTGAAGAAGTACATGCTAAGAAACGTTTAGAAGTAGAAAAATTCAGTGGGGACTTAGATAAAATATCTAATCGTGCTGATATGGCAGCTAGCTTATATAAAGCTAGACTTAACGATGCAAAATCAAATCTGATAAACTCCGTTGCACCTGAGGAAGTAGATAACATGGAAGAAGAAAATGTTTTCGATATACTACCTGAGGAGATGGAGAGTTAGAGTAAGGAGAAAATATGCAAGAAGAAAAAAACATGGACAATACGCAAGAACAACAGGTAGAAAGTCAGACTGCAACTGAACCTACCACACAAGAAGACATTTTTAATGACATTTTTGGTCAACCAGACACTAATCAGTTTGTTGCAAAAGCTGAATTAGAACCAGAGACACCCGTTGAAAGTGAACCTTCCGATGTTCAAAGTGTAGAAGATCCAAAGAGTGATGTTGACAGTTATAAATACTGGCAAAGTCAAGCAGATAAACGTGCAGCTGAAGTAGATTTATTGAAATCACAAGTTACAGAGCTAATGAAAGCTCAAACATCTACACCTGCAGAAGAGCCTAGAGAGGAAATAGCTCAAATAGAAAGACCTGTTAAACCTTCGAAGCCTGCTGATTATGATCATTCTGAGGCACTGGCTGATCCTGAAAGTGCGTCAGGTAAATATCTGGCAAAACAGGAACAGTATATGGAAAACTTAACAAACTATATGACTGATATTGAAGAAAAACAAACTAGACAACTTCAACTTCAAGAGGCTGAACAAAGAGTAGCTGTTAGAAATCAACAGGTTTCTTCTCAGTTGCAAAGTGATTATGGATTTAGTTCTCAAGAAGCAGATCAGTTTATAAATAATATGAGTAGTCCAGATTCATTGTCTTTAGATAATTTAGTTAAATTACATAAATTGAACACTGGAACTTTAGAACAACAGGCTCCTCAGCAGGTTGTACAACAAGTAACACCAGAAGCTCAGTTAAAATCTAACATAATGACTCAAAGACAGGAAAAATTAAGTATACCTACGCCAATAGGTGTACAGCCAGGTGCTAATGTGCAGTCATCAAAAAGTGTGGAAGATAGAATGATGGATTCTATGATTGGTAATTACAAGAAAAAGAATCCATTTGGTAATTAATTTAAGGAGAGATTAAGATGGCAAATGTATATAGCATGACACCAGGAGAAGCAATTCAGGGTACTTCCATCAATGTTGATAGACGAATCTTCAACTTTGGTGAAAGAGTAGCTGAGTTAGCTCCTCAACAATCACCTTTCTTCACATATTTGTCAAACGTATCTAAGGTGCCTACAGACGACCCTGTATTTAAATTCTTAGAACAAAGACATCAATATCAAAGACGTAACTTCCAAGTACAGGTAGCAAAAACATCATCAGCTCACTCAGGTAGTGATGCTAACTGGAATTTTGCTTCAGGTGCTGGATTTGACGTAGATGTTTTATATGACAAATTTGGTAGAGAGGTTTCAACAGCAGTTCAACCGAACTTCTTGTTGGCAAATCAAATCGTAGCAATCGAATGTGAATACGATGCTAACGGTTCAGATGCTGGAGTAGGCAGTGAAACTGCTGCAATAGCATATTATAAAATCACAGCAGCACCTGATTTATCTTCAGATGCAGCAGCTGCAAGATTAACTTTAGAGTTTATTTATGTAGCATACAAACCAAGTGGTTCTAATGGAGCTACAGCAACTAATGCTGGAACTATTACACCAGCTTCAGCTTCTAAACTTATTTTTAGAGCAGATGGAGACGGACAGGTAATTGGTTCAGCTTTTGCTGAAGGTTCTGACGATCCAGAATCTTGGAGCGATGAGTTCTACAACAGAGAAGGATACTGTCAAATCTTTAAGACTTCAGTACCTCTATTCTCTGGTACAGCTTTAGCTACAAGATATCGTGGAGTAAACAACGAATACATGAGAGTATATCAAGAAAAACTTATGGAACATAAGATGGATCTTGAGCATGCTATGTTATTCGGTATTGGAACAGATGACTCAACAGCAACTGGTCCAGTTCGTAGAACACACGGTATTGTACCTTACACTGAACGTTATGGTAAAGTGAAAACTTTCTCATATGGTTCAGCTTCATACGATACTTTTATTGATGCAATGGAAGATGTATTCTCACCAGAATCTGGAAACAGTGGAGAGAAACTTGTTCTAGCATCTAGAAAAGTTATGTCATACTTCAACAAACTTGGTGGTTCTTCATTCCTAGGTAACACTATGGCGTTGAACTCACAAGTTGGTAGTGGTATGGATATTCAAAATGTACAAGGTGAATTTGGTCACTTAGTAACTAGAATATCTACATTATATGGTAATTTAAACCTTGTAATGGAACCTCTGTTTAGAGGGCCGTATGAAAATACAGCAATAATGATTGATCTAAACAACGTAGCTTATAGACCATTAGTTGGTAATGGTGTATCAAGAGATACACAAATTATTACTAATGTTCAAAACAGAGATGTTGACGGAAGAAAAGACATGATTCTTACAGAAGCAGGTCTTGAAATTCAACTTCCTGAAACACACACTGTGTTACAGTTTAGTTAATATAAATGGGGGAGTTGAAATATACTCCCCCTTAAAAAGAGAGATAGAGATGATTAAAAATAATAAACCAATAAAAAAGATACAGTTAAAGAATTTATCAGATGCTAAGAATTTAATTAAAAAAACAGCTGGTGCTGTATTTGCTATAGGAGCTCCTAGACTTAAACCTGTTGCTAATGTTATTACGGGAGCTAAAAATCTTGTTGGAGGATCTATTAATGCTTACAAAGCATCAAAAAGAGTAGAGCAATTTAAAAGAAGTGGACAACATAGTTTTCAAAATTTATCACAAAAACAAAAGAAAATTCAAGAGACGTCACCTATGACAATGATGGAATATCATTGGCCGATGAAGAGTAAAAAAGTATTGCAAGAAACAGCAGGTAGAAGAAAAATTGTTGAAAGAGACATGGAAAGGATTGGCAATAAAGACGTTTTTAGAACAGGTAAAACAAGTGTCGGTGGAGGTCGTGATACTATGAGTGATCCAAATTGGGTTGCTCCAAGCAATAGAGTTCATCAGTCTATTGATGCAATGAGTATTCCAGAAAGATTGAGATTGCAACGTATGGAATCTAGTCTTATAAAAGGTAAAAAACCGAAGAATAAGGGTTAATAATGAGTTTTAAAACAGAAATAGAAGCAATAGTTGGTGATATAGATAGTCCTAATTATACATCAGAGGCTGAACTATATTTAGCAGAAGGTGTTAAGTTTGTTACAAAAAGTTTAATGAACGTACCAGAGATAGCAAATCGTTTAACAAGTTCTACAACATTAAATAATTCACCTACAACTATGAGTACTGCATCAGTATTACAGATTGTAAGTGTTACTAGAAATGATGGTTCACGTGATA